TGGTACTGCATCAAGGCAAAATTTAGTTTGAAGTAATCCCCCAAACTCATATGCAGTAGGGCTATGCGAAAAAAGACGCTAAACCCTCCAATACTACATCACTCTTCACTTTTGTCTTAGGATTAGTAACACTAATAGTATGAGATAATTTAGGCATAGTATCAAAGAAAGATTCAATCTCTTTGAACTGACTGGAATTCATTTGCTCTAAGAAATCTTTCATTTCTTTCTTAGTGCAATCAGCAGCTGCCCATACTTCATCTTCAGTATAAATCTTATCAATACAAGTAGCAATCAACTCAAATGATTGATCCATCGCATTCTTATCATTAAAATCAAAATTGTTTTTAATAAACTGATCAAGTGATGGATACTTCATTTCCATCATAATAGAATCATCTACTTTGATTTTATTAGTATGATTTTCATCCTTCTGAACTTCAATTTCATCTAATGCAATTGTCACAGGAACCTGAGTCACTTCATCATCAGGACAGATAATATTAACTTCTAAATCTTCACCAACAGACTTACCACGAATGTTGAGGAACAAATATTCAATATCAAATGTGGGAAGACTTTCTACTTTAATTCCTTTGCTAAGAATACAACTCTTAAGAACTGCTTTGATAGCATTAGTAATTTGCTTATTATCTTCACTTTCTAGAGCAATTACAAGAACCTTTTCTTCTTTTACAAGAAATGGTCTGTATTTAATAGATTCACCTGTGGAAGGTAACTCCAACTCATAGGTCGGAGTCGCAATTTTTGGTAAAGGCATAATGTCCTATAGCACTTCAGTATTGTTATTTAGTAGGGTTATTTAAGCTCTGGTTATGAATACTGGTGGTATAAGAGTTGGAGGTACGGGTTCTGGCATCTGAGGTGGCATTAATACAGATCGAGGTGGTGCTGGTATATCACCTTGAGAATTTATTTGTGCTTGCTTAATCGGATCTGGATTTTTTCCTCTCATCATTTCTCTTATAGATTCTTTATCATTATCTGTCCCACCAGTTGGTATCTGCGTTACAATATACCTTATATAACTCATCGATACTGTGCATTTTAATAATGAAGATGCATCATAAGAAACTGGCATAGAATTTATTGCCAAAGGGAATGCGTTTACAAATTTATATTCTAACGCACCTCCACCAAGTGCTTGATCTTTCTCAAATTTTGTAACTTTGAATCCTTGTTCAGACATGTAACCAGCATTACCTTTAGGATATCTCATTCTATAAAAATAATCAGTACGTTCTTTTTGAATTCTTGCTTCTTCTGTTCTTACAAAGTTTCCATCTTCAACTGGATTAGTGATATAATTTATCCAATCTTCAAAAAAAGTAATTGGTTTATAAGCTCCAGCATCAACATAAAAAGTCAAATCTATTCTATCATCAAATATTCTTCTATGAACGTGTTTCTCTGTTACACCAGTTCTATCATTATTAATTTCAAAAGTTGCTAAATTAGATCCAGGTAAAGATGCTTCCGAACATAATAATTGAATCTGTCCTTGCTTTGAAGTATCATATTTTTTTCTTAGCGCAGAAATAGGGATTATATCAACCTCAAAATGAGAAGTTGTTGCTGGTTTCAATAAATTTGCTTTAATGTCAGATACGTTAAATGTCCTTGGCATTTTATAAATATTATTTGACCTTATATATTATGTATAAGAGAAATGGCAGAAAGTATTAAAAGCATATTCAAACCCAAGAAACCTAAAAAATATAAAGGTGATATAACTAATATCATTTGTCGTAGTTCTTGGGAAAGAAGGTTTTGTAATTGGTGTGATATTAATGAAAATATTGTGGAATGGGGAAGTGAAGAATTTTGGATTCCCTACCTATCTCCTGTTGATAAAAGAGTTCATCGTTATTTTCCTGACTTTATTATTAAGGTAAAAGAAAACACAGGTAAAATAAAAACCTATGTTGTTGAAGTAAAACCCAAAAAACAAACAAAACCACCAATACAAAAGAAAAGAGTGACTAAATCATACCTATATGAATGTAAAACGTATGCTGTAAATCAAGCAAAATGGAAAGCAGCAGATGAATGGTGTAAAGATAGAAAAATTGAATTTAAAATTATAACCGAAAAAGAGTTGGGTATAAGATAATGACAAACACTCCTGGTAAAGAATTTGTATTTGATGAAGAATTTGATCAAAATGTAAACAGGATCGTAGGGAATGATATAAACCTCAGAACCGACGACCCTGAAGAAATGATGCTAGAAATAATGGAATTATTGAATAATACTGTGACACCTATACCTGAAGTAGGAAAATTCTATACCTTTGTCTATAATGCCAAAACTCCTAATATTACATATGACCAACATCCACTAATTGCTTGTACTGACTTACAATCTTGGGGATTTAAGGGATTGAACTTTCATTGGAGACAATCTCGCAATTATACATGGGAAGAATTAGCAGGACAACTCTATATTGTGCAATATAATGAACTTGATGACCTTCTTGCAATACCTTATGCAAAATTCATCCTAAATAAGTAAAAAGACTATATCTAATGACAACCAAAGCAGGTTATTATGGCAGTGATGCCAAAGATAAAAGATTTATAGACCCTAAAACTGGTGAAGCATATTTCACGCTTATTAATAAAACAACAGGTGAAGTGGAATTATATAATGAAGAATTTGGTGCGGATAAGAGAGTAGGAACTTTAGGTTCCGATGGAAAATGGAAATATAATAATAATTGGTGGGGTGGGGCAAATAAGAATGATAGAGCATTTGCAGAACAAATACAAAAAGATGGAACATTAAAAAATCAAGCATCTAAAATAGTACAAAAGCAATTATTTGATGAAGGACAAACAAAAGAAGAGGCTGAGAAAAAAACAAATGATCTTATAGATAAGAACAAAGGAATAGATACAGGATCTCCTAGATTATCCAGTGTTGATGATGCATCAACACTTCTAAATGGAAAAGCAGGTAAAGCAGCAGAGGGAACGAGAGAGAAAGGATTTGGTGCATATGTTTTTCCTGCAAGTTTAAGGCATAAAACTGTTGATGGAAGTGGGCAAGATTTTCTGAAATTTGATATGATGAAATATGAACCAAAAAAGATGACAAAAAATTTCTCAATGTCAGAAAGATCCACAGATATTGATAAAAGAAGTATAGGGTCAGTTATTCTTCCAATTCCTGGAGGAATTCAAGATGGGCAAGCAGTGACATGGGGTGGTCAATCAATGTCACCATTAGATATGGCATTAGCTAATGTTGCCTTAACTACTGTGTCAGAAGGTCCAGGTGCTGGTGTTAGTAAAGTAGGAGATTTGTCAAAAGATATAGCAAAGAATTTTGGTGCTAATAAAGACGCACTTGCGGCAGTTATTGCAGGAATGGCATCAGGTGGTCAACAACTACTAACAAGAACCACAGGTGCAATTGCCAATCCAAATATGGAATTATTGTTTGGTGGTCCTAATTTAAGAACTTTTAGTTTCCAATTTCTCCTTGCACCAAGAGATAAAGATGAAGCAATGACTGTTATA